AGCAGGCGGCAATCCTTTGAATGTAACTCAACAGCTTGACAAGTTCAATAGTGCAGTTGGACTAAACAATTCAAGTTTAAATACTTCAAATGCGCCCCTAGCATCGCAGGGACTAGGGTCAGTAGAATCAAATAGATCAAATGCAGTAAGAACTATACAAGGGATTGGAGGTTATTACATTGAAACAAATACAGTTAATAGTTTATACGGAACACAACGATCGCTAAGTCCTTTAGACAAATTGATGATTACAAAAACAAGTTAATATATGGGAATTAATACAACAGAATCAAAACATAAGTCGCTTGAGGATGTTTTTGTCGGCCCAGGCCCCTATCTAGCAAGGGTAGTTAATCATCTTGACAGTACATTAATGGGCGGCCTTGAGGTACTATTGTACGAAGGCGGTACAGCCAGTAGTGATTTAAGAGCAGGTGCGATACCTGTATATTATATGAGTCCGTTCTGGGGGTCAACCTCGTCTGAGTTTGAAGGAAATAACTCAGCTGACTTTAACGATGTACAAAAGTCTTACGGTATGTGGATGGTGCCTCCCGACATCGGATCATGTGTTATGGTTATGTTTGTTAGGGGTATGGCCAATGCCGGTTATTGGATCGGGTGTGTTCCTGATACGTATCAGAATCACATGGTGCCAGGAATTGCGGCCAGCCGAAATGTTGCACTAACTTCAGAGCAAGAAAGAAAATACGGAACCACTAATCTTCCAGTTGCAGAATTTTTAAAACGCAGTAGAGATTTATCAGGCGGCGACCCTAATAAATTTACAAAACCCGTACATCCTTTTGCAGATAGATTATTGGCTCAGGGGCTCATATTAGATGACATCCGAGGAATAACTTCTAGTTCTGCTAGGCGAGAGTACCCATCGTCAGTATTTGGTATTAGCACCCCGGGACCAATTGACGACTCAAGAGGCGCGAAAACAGGCCAAATTGGATTTGGAGGGAAATCAACAGCTTATGTAAGTCGGCTAGGAGGCTCCCAGTTTGTAATGGACGATGGCGATAAAGATAATCTTAATGAGCTCGTTAGAATTCGCACTCGTACCGGCCATCAAATTCTGTTACACAACAGTAGTGATTTAATCTATATCGCTAATGCCGCCGGAACAGCATGGATAGAACTAACAAGTCAAGGCAAGATTGATGCTTATGCCGCCGATTCAATATCATTGCATGCTGAAGGAGACTTTAATCTACGTGCTGACCGCGATTTTAATATTGAAGCAGGTAGAGCCGTTAAGATTACCAGCGGAGAAACTATGCAGATAGAGTCTGGTGCAAGTATCATCGGCCTAGCGGTAAACGATATAAAGTTACAAACAAGTAAAGAAGTACATCTCAATGCAGGGTCCAACATGTTCCTTGGAGCACAGTCTGACATGCATATCAGTGCGGCAAGCGACAATTTATACATTTCGTCTGGCGGCGCCACTAATATTAAAGCAACTACTAATATGATATTAGGGGCCACCCAAACAATGGATGTAAATGGTGGTACAGCGGTACGGCTAGGTAGTGCCGGATCTGTTAGTTTCAACGCTGATGCTACGATATCAATTGCCGCTAAAAAAATTGTTAATGTATTAGGCCAGACTTCTTTAAACCTAACATCGCCCGATCTTAATATCAACGGTGCTGTTGCCACTGCTGGACCAGCACCCGGGGTTCCGACAGAACCTACAATGCCAGACACAGCAGATCCTCTTCCAAGGTATAATTTACCTAATAGACAGCCGCCAGGAAATTGGAGTGATGGTGAATTTTATAAAGCCGCGGATATTGTAACAATTATGACTCGTGTTCCTACACACGAACCTTGGGAGCATCACGAGAATGTGAACCCTGTAAGATTTGGTGCTAACGGAACTGATTCAGAAAATACTGGCACTAATACTTTCTCAGGTGCTAATATCGTTTACAATAAAAATCCTTCATATGCACCCCCTACTAAGACAGGTAACCTTGCAGAAGATAATATTGCGGCCTTCCTTTGGACTATTCGTAGAGCAGAAGGTACAGCCAGCAAAGATGGATATAGAACACAATATACCAGCGCATTATTTGATATTGATAATGCAGGCCTACCCTCAGGAGTTACTGTTCCTACTGGAACCGGCGGCTATAAAGGACTCAAGTTTTATACATACGGTAGCAACTCATACGACAAAGACGGTAATAGTTACACCAACAGAAGTTACAAATATAAAGATCATCCTAGGATTGTTCTTGGACCAGCAAGACTTAGATCTTCTGCCGCAGGCGCTTATCAGTTCATGCCAGACACCTGGGATACTTGTAAAAAGGCATGTAGTTTATCAGATTTTAGTCCAAAGAGCCAGGACAAAGCCTGTATATATCTTCTTCAAACTCGTAACGCACTCGACGATGTTAGAGCAGGTAATTTTTCTTCGGCGGCATATAAAGTTAGAAAAATATGGGCCAGTTTCCAAGGCGCAGGTTATGGTCAGCGGGAAATCCCCTCTACTACATTAGCCCAATATTTTAGAGAAGGAGGCGGCACCATCGTTGCTTAAATATACTCATGCCATATAAAAATATCATAATTCAACCTGCTAATTACAGCGAGCAAAATAAACAACAAACGTCACAGTTTTACGTAGGATTTTCTACGCAAGATCCCATGTCAAGGACTGTGACAATGTATGACTTTGATATTGTAAAACAGGACTTGTTAAATTATTTTAACACACGTCAGGGCGAGCGTGTAATGCAACCTGGCTGGGGTACTATTATATGGGACAGATTGTACGATCCATTTACTGACGAAGTACGATCCGAAATAGAAGAAGATATTAAAAAAATTATAGCATCAGATCCTAGAGTGGCTATTTCGTCAGTAGACATTACAGAAGCAGATTTTGGTATGGTCTTAGAAGTTAACCTTAGGTTTTTAGCCACAAGCCAAGTTGATGTAATGCGATTAAACTTTGATAAACAAGCCGGTTTATCCCTACAATAATCTACGTAGTTTATGTTACTAATAAATATGTTATCCAAATGGCATAACATATATGATACCAGCAACTAACTCAAAACTACTTGTCGCAGAAGATTGGACTAAGATATATCAATCTTTCAACAATGCAGACTTTAAATCGTACGATTACGATACTCTTCGCCGATCAGCAGTTCAATATCTAAAAGCAAACTATCCAGAAGATTTCAATGATTATATTGAAAGTAGTGAGTTTATCGCCCTAGTTGATCTTATTTGTTATCTAGGACAAAATTTAAGTTTCCGTATTGATTTAAATGCTCGAGAAAACTTTTTAGAAACGGCCCAACGCCGAGATAGCATTTTACGTTTAGCACAGCTAATCAGCTATAATGCAAAACGAAATATGCCAGCCAGCGGCATACTAAAAGTCACAGCAATGTCTACTACAGACAACATTATTGACAATAACGGAACTAATCTCGCTAATCAGATCATTAGCTGGGATGATCCTTCCAATAATAACTGGTATCAACAATGGATTCTAGCGATGAATTCCGCCATGCCATCCGGAATGACATTTGGTACACCTTCTTTATCAGACACGATTGATGGAATTCCAACGGATCAATATAGAATAAACACAACTCAAACAAGTGCTCCTACATACGGTTTTAGTAAATCTATTAACGGCATTGCTATGGGATTTGAAATAGTTAGTGCAACCTTTCAAGATAAAAATTACATATATGAAGAAGCTCCGCTACCAGGTAGACAACCTGGTATTATTTGGAGAAATGACAATCAAGGAGCCGGTTCAAAAAACACAGGTTTCTTCATGCACTTTAAGCAGGGAACATTGAATAGTAATACATTTACAATTGGTAACCCGGTGCCAAACGAAATCGTTGGTATCAATGCAACTGATATTAATGATAGCGATGTTTGGTTATGGCAATTAAATGCAGACGGCACATATGATAAAGAGTGGACTAAAGTTGATGCTACTGTTGGTAATAATGTTATCTATAATAGTTTAAATTTAAACACAAGAACGTTATATGCAGTTACTTCTAGAATCAACGATCAAATTGATTTAAACTTTGCTGATGGTAACTTTGGTGATTTACCTAAAGGTAATTTCACATTGTATTATAGACAGAGCAACGGCCTTGCATATAATATTTCACCAACTGAAATTAACGGACTATTAGTAAGAATACCGTATGTTAATAATGCAGGACAAGAACAAATTCTATCACTTACTTTAAGTTTACAATACTCTGTCTACAATAGCGCCCCTGCAGAAACAGATGCGTCTATTAAACAAAAAGCTCCTCAAAATTATTATCTACAGAATAGAATGATAACAGGAGAAGATTATAATCTAGCTCCTCTTTCAAGCAGTCAAGATATTTTAAAAGTAAAAGCAATTAACAGAACCAGCAGCGGAATTTCTAGAAATTTTGATGTTATAGATGCCAGCGGCAAATATTCAAGCGTAAATGTTTTTGCAGATGACGGCATCATTTATAAAGAAGATACAGAAAGAATAGAATCATTCAAATATACAAATAGAATTGATATTATTAATTACATAAGAAATAATATAGAACCTTTGTTAACCAATACAGAAGTCTATAATTTTTATCTTACAAAATTTACAAAGATACAATTTACAGATTCTAATACTCTTTGGACACAGATTACCAATGATGTAAATTCGTCAACCGGATATTTTATCAACAATATTGATAAGTCATTATTTAAAGTTGGAACCTATACTACCAATTCTTTAAAATACATATTCACAGGTGCTCTAGTAAAATTTGTACCTCCAACTGGCAAGGCGTTTAAAAGAGGATCAATAGTAGATATTG